GGCGGCATCAGCAAAATAGGCTTTAAGAGCGCCGACCAAGGCCGCGAGAAATTTCAGGGCGCATCCCTCGATTTCGTATGGTTCGACGAGGAGCCGCCCGAGGATATCTACAACGAATGCCGCATGCGCTTAATCGACAAAAAGGGCGACATTTTCGGCACTATGACGCCACTCAAGGGACTGTCCTTCATCTACCACGAGATTTACTTAAACCAAAATCAAAATCCCGAAATTTGGTATACACAGATGGAGTGGAAGGACAATCCATACCTAGACGCCGCCGAAGTGGATGCCATGATGAAATCGACATCGGAGGATGTGCAGGAGAGCCGCCGCTTCGGCCGCTTTCATTCGGGCACCGGTCTGGTCTATCCCGAGTTTTCCGAGCAAAAGCACGTCATCGAGCCCTTCGACATCCCTTACGAGTGGCAGAGCGCCATATCCATCGACCCCGGCCTCAACAACCCGCTCTCGGCGCATTTTTACGCCGTCGACGGCGACGGCGTCATCTACGTCGTCGCCGAGCACTATCAAAAAGGCAAGGACGTGAGCTGGCACAGCGCGCGATTATTTGAACTCGCCGATGCCATCGGCTGGCGCCGCGACCGCGAGGGGAGGCTGACCGCGCTCATCGACAGCGCGGCCGGCCAGCGCACGCTGGCGGCGCAAAAAAGCGTCGCCGAGCTTTTTATCGAGAACGGCATTTTAGTCAACACCCGCGTAAACAAGGATTTATTCAGCGGAATCGCTAAGGTAAAGTCGCTGTTTTGCCAAGAGCCGCCCAAAATCTATATCTTCAAAAACTGCGTCAATTTAATCAGGGAGCTTAAGGGCTATTTCTGGGGGCAGGGCGACACGCCTAAAAAAACCGACGACCACGCCTTAGACGAACTGAGGTATTTCGTGATGAGCTGTCCCAAGCCCGCCGAAAACAAACGCCCCAAAAGCGTCATTGAGAAGGATAAGGAAAAGCTGATTAGATCAATGAAAAAGCCGCCGAGCAGGATGCCATGAACGACAAAGTATTGAAAACCTTACTAAAAAAAGCGATAGGCTACAACGCCGACGAGGTGTCGGAGGAATTCACCGTCAACGAGGCGGGCGGGCTTGAACTCACCAAGCGGAAAGTCACCACCAAATACTACCCGCCCGACAACGCCGCGCTCAAAACTTATCTCGAGCTTACCTCGGAAAAATCCTATTCCGACTACACCGACGACGAGCTCGAAGCCGAAAAGGCGCGCCTTCTTTCCATGCTGAGAAAGGAGGAAAGCAAGAGAAAAAATGCGCCGGAAAGCAAGACAAAAAAAGCGCCGGAAAGCAAGACAAAAAAAGCGCCGGAAAGCAAAGCACCCAAAAGGAGCGAGGCTAAATCGGAAAGCCCGCAAACAAGACGGAAACCATAAAAACCACAAAAACCAAGTTAAATGGGATAAGGAGGGACTATGAAAATCAACAAACTGCCGTTCAAGATGAGATGCGATATGGGGCTCTGCGGCAACGTAGCGGAATGGACCATCTCGGGAGGCGGGCCGGCATCGGGCAACATCAACCTTTGCGGCCGCTGCTTTTTAGAGCTTTATCGGCTCTCGGGCGAAAAGCTGACACCTAAGAGCCCCGAAAACATGGTGTTAAAAAGGCAGAAAAACGCAAAAAACGGCTAAAAGCAAAGCTAAGAGGTAAAGGGGCAGAAAATGGAAAAAAAATTTTCAGAAGACATCGTGGCCGAGACTAAGGCCGACTTTTTAAAGCGGCAGGAGGAGCGGCGGCCGCTGGAACTGAACTGGCGGCTCAACATGAACTTTCTTTTGGGCAACCAATATGCCGAAATCACCGGCACGGGCGACATCGAGGACAGCGGCAAGCAGTATTTTTGGCAGCAGCGCGAGGTGTTCAACCACATTGCGCCGATGATCGAGACGCGTCTCGCCAAGCTTTCCCGCGTCAGGGCGGGCGTCACGGTGCGGCCGGCGACCAACGACGAGGCCGACATCCGCGCCGCCAAGCTATCCACGGCAATCCTCGACTCCATCAAGGCGGAAAACCGGCTCGACGAGCTGATGCTGGAAGCCAATATGTGGAGCGAGGCGACGGGCACAGCCTTTTATAAGGTTGTCTGGGACATTAAAAAGGGCGTCAAGGCCGCCGACGACGGCAAGGGCGGGCTGTATTTGGGCGATGTTTCGATAACGGTCTGCCCGCCCTTTGAAATCTTTCCCGAATGTTTGAGCGTGCAGGCGGTGTCCGGCCAAAACAGCATCATCCACGCCAAGGCCTATACCGCGTCCGAGGTCAAAAAGCTTTGGGGCAAGGAGGTCAAGGGCGGCGCCGTCAACGTCTTTTCGCTCGACAACACCGTAGCTTTGGGCGGATTCGGCTATAACGCCACCACACCAAAGATATCGGGCGAAATGCGCGAAAACTGCGTCGTCGTCATTGAAAAATATGAGCTGCCTTCGGCGGAATATCCCGACGGCCGCTTGATTATCGTGGCGGGCGAGGAGCTTCTTTACTACGGCGCGCTGCCGTTTATCAACGGCGCCGACGGCGTCCGCGGCTATCCTTTCGTCAAACAGACGGCGGTTGAGACAATCGGCGCTTTCTTCGGCACCAGCATCATCGAGCGGACGATTCCCGTCCAGCGCAGCTACAACATAGTCAAAAACAGAAAGCATGAATTTTTAAACCGCGTTTCGATGGGCGTGCTCGCCGTGGAGGACGGCAGCGTCGACACCGACAACCTCGAGGAGGAGGGGCTGTCGCCCGGCAAAGTGCTCATCTACCGTCAGGGCAGCACGCCGCCCGCCCTTTTAAACCCGGGCAGCGTGCCGAGCGACTTTACTTATGAGGAAAGCCGACTATTGCAGGAGTTCGTCCTCATTTCGGGCGTCAGCGAGATTATGAAGTCGTCGGAAATCCCCGCCAACATCTCGAGCGGCCGCGCCATCGCGCTTCTAATCGAGCAGGACGACAGCAAAATAGCGCTGACGGCGGCCAGCATAAGAAACGCCATCCGCGAGGTATGCTGGCAGGTGCTGAGGCTCTACAAGCAGTTTTCGGGCGTCCGGCGGCTTAAGCGGATATCGGGCGAAAACGGCGGCATCGAGCTCGCCGCCTTCACGGGCAGCGATTTAAGTATGGACGATCTCGTCTTCGACAGCGAAAACGAACTGGCCGAAACGTCGTCGGCCAGAAAGAACATGGTGATTGAGCTTCTGCAAATGGGGCTTCTTTCCGACGAGGAGGGCAAGCTGAGCCCGCGCGCCAAAAACAAGGTGATGGAGATTTTGGGCTTCGGCAACTGGGAGTCGGCGCGCGACATCGACGAAATTCACATAAACAAGGCGCTTAGGGAAAATCGCGCCATGCTGACCGGCGACGCCGTGCCGCTTTCCATCGACGACCACAACCTCCACATTGCCGAACACATAAGGTTTGCTTTGAGCGAGGAAAACGACGGCAAGCCCGAAATAAGGCGGCGCGTCGCCGAGCACATAAAAAAGCACCGCGAGCTTGGCTCGGTGCCCGACAACCTGTTTAAAGCAATGAATTCTTAATATTACAAAACAGATAGTTTATCATATCGAAATTAAACAATAAACCGCGTTTTTGAAAAGAGCGCGGAAATGACAGGAGATTTAATTATGGAAGAAGAACAAGTCAAGGCCGCCGAAGGCGAAAACGAAATCGAGTCTGCGGCCGCGACCTCTTTAGGTAAATTCAAAAGCGCGGAGGCGCTGCTTACCGCCTACAACAACCTCGAGCGCGAATTTACCAAGCGCTCCCAGCGGCTCGCCGAGCTGGTCGAACAAGCCAAGGCCTCGACAAGCGATACCGCATTAAATGACGCCGCGGCGGAAATTGAAGCCGCGCGCCGCGACAAAAAGACTGAAGCCGCCGCATGCGATGAAGCGGGCGGGGAAGAGAGGGAAGCTGAGGTAATGAAAACCGAAAGCGGGGCAACAGCCGGCGCCGAAGAAACCGAAAGCGGGGAAACGGCGGGAAAAGAATATGCCGCTGCCGCGCAAAGCGCCGTCCAAACGGAAGCGAACGAAGCAGCAGAAGCCGGCGAATCCGAAGCTGAAAAACCCGAAACCTGCGCCTACGAGCGCGGGGATTGGAAATCGCAGGTGGAAAAGTTCCTTAGCGAACACCCCGAAGCGGCGGCGCTGAAGGGCGAGATAGGAAGGGAGATTCTCGAGAACGCCGAGCTGTATAAAACGGCGGCCGAGCCCTTGAAATCCGCCTATCTGAATTTGCTCATAAAAAACTACAAGGCTCCCGAAAGCCTGGCCTCGGATAACGAGTTTTTAAGAAAATATATCTTAAACAAGCCCGAGGTCAAGGAAAAAATCATTTCGGATTTTCTGCTTTCGCTGGAAAAAGGAATGCCGCCCGTTATCATCAAGTCCGGCGGGCAGCAGCCCTTGAGCCTACCCAAAAAGCCCAAAACCTTAGCCGAGGCGGGCTGGTATTTCAAAAAGGGCTTGGAAAACTAAAGGAGGATAAACCATGGTATCAATCACTTCGGCGCAAAACGCGTTGAAAACTATTTATCTCGGCGTCATCGCCGACCAACTCAACACCGGCATAAACCCGCTGCTCGCCAAAATCGAACGGACATCGGCCGACGTCTGGGGCAAGGAAATCAAAAAGCTGGCGCCCTACGGCATCAACGGCGGCGTGGGCGCGGGCACCGAAATAGGCGAGCTTCCCAAGTCGGGCGGCAACCCTTACGCCACCTTCACGCTCGAACTCAAAAACCTCTACGGCCTGCTCGAGATATCCGACAAGGCGGTCAGGGCGTCGGAATCCAACGCGGGCGCCTTCGTCAATCTCTTGAACGCCGAGATGGAAGGAATGCTGCGCTCGGCCAAGCACCATTTTGGCAGAATGCTTTACGGCGACGGCAAAGGCGTGCTCGCCACCGTCGTGGATGCGTCCGCCGTCGCATCGGGCAAAATCTACGTCGACAGCGTCAAAAACCTGATGGAGGGCATGATAATCGGGCTTATCAGCGACCTCGGCCAGTTCCACAACGGGCTCCAGTCGCTTCTGATTACCAAGCTCGACCGCGTCAACAACATCATCTACTGCACGATGTCGGGCTCCATCCCGCCCGACGAAGACTTTAAGGTGTTCAATCAAATTTCCTACAACAACGAGCTGACCGGTCTCGGCGCCATCTTCGATTCCGACTCGCCCACGCTCTACGGGCTCAACCGCGCCGACTATCACTTTTTAAATCCCTATCAAAAGGCGCTCGACACCTACCTCACCTCGGCGGCGCTTCAGGAGGCCATCGACTACGTCGAATACACCACGGGCGGCAACATCAATTTCATAGCGGCATCCTATCCCGTCAGGCGCAGCTACGTCGAGTATCTCTCGCTCAACCGCATGAACCTCGACTACATGAACCTAGACGGCGGCTACAAGGCGCTCTCTTACAGCGGCATACCCTTCGTCGCCGACAAGTTCGTTGCCGACGACACTCTCTATTTGCTCAACACCGACGACTTCAAAATTCACCAACTCTGCGACTGGCGCTGGCTGGAAAACGACAACGGCAGCGTGCTCAGGGCGGCGCCCACCAAGGCGGTCTATCAGGCGACCTTGGTCAAGTATTGCGACCTGCTCTGCGAACGTCCTGCGGCACAGGCAAAGCTCAGCGGCATACAGCAGTTTGTGAACGCCGGAGCGGAGGTTACGGATGCGACGGGACAGGCTGATTGAGGTAAATTCCGATTTATACGACATCGCGTCAAGGCTCAAAGAAATCGACGATTACATCCTTTTTTACAATGCGGATAAGGACCGCTTCGAGGTGCACAACTCACGGGGCCTGCAGGTGGTTTCACCCTTTCGCGGGCTCGATGCGCGGCTCATAGAATTCGTTCGAAAAACGCGGGTAGAGCGTCTTAAAGAAATATTAAAAGAAATAGACGAACACAACGATAAGATCGAACGCGACGACGAAAAAAACAAGCTCGATTACTTTGATTACAACGCAAAAGACCTGATGAAGACCGTTGCAAAAACATCGGCGTTAGGGGCGGATATTTCCGCCCCCGACCCCGATAAAGGAGGAAACTATGACGGTTAAACAAATTCTCGGAAGATGCTTAGTCAAGCTCGGCGAAACCGATTTTACCTCAAAACCGATGCTCAGCGAGAGCGAAACGGCCACGCTCGACCGCCTGCTTTCGGCCGCCAACTTCATTTATCACGAAATATGCGCCAATTACCTTCCCCAAATCCACACAGAAGCGGTGGAGCTGGACGGTTCGGGCGAGCTTCAATACTCTGCGCTAGAAAGGCGGATAATCCGCCCGCTCAGGCTCATTAAGGACGGCTACTTAAAATATTTCAAGGGCGGCGCGACCAAGCTGCAGTCGGATTTTTCGGGCGCCGCCGAGCTTGTTTACAGCTATCTTCCGCCCGACCTCGCGCTTAACGACACCGTGGATGACACGCGGCTGCTGCCTTGGATTTTTGAGGACGGCATCTGCGGCGAATACGCCTTTCAAAACGGACTCTACGAGATGGCGGCGGCATTTGACACTAAGTTTCGGGATGCCGCGGCGCGGCAGAAATACCGAGGCAGAAATATAACGTGGCGGGCGCGGAGGTGGACGGTATGATGCCCGAAATCAAGGCGACAAAAATGAAAAAGCGGAGCATGCGGACGCGGATTTTAAGCTTTGACGGCGTTTCAAAGGCGATTGACGAAAGGCTGCTTCCCATCCGCATTTCGCCCAACGCCTACAACTACGCTTTCAGAAACGGCGCCCTCAAAGGGGATTTGGGGGTGGTGCCGGCGCGCTTTCCCCTTCTCGACTACCCGATAGCCGAATATCAACTGCCCGAGCTTCCCACCCAGCCCAAGAGCGCGCACTTCTATTCGCGATTCAACCGATCGGCCTGCCGGCGCGACGACCGCATAGTGATAGCCGACCACCGCGGCCTGCTGATCCAAATTCCCGCCTTTTTGAACGACCAATCATGGTCGACGATAGCGGGCGTTACGGTGTCGGGCGACACCGCCACCGTCAACTACAACTATAACGGCGACGACATTTTGTTGATTTCTTCGGCGCGGGGCAGCACTTACTTCTGGGACGGCGGGCCGAGCGCCGCGTTGCTTCCGCACGCGCCGGCGTTTTCCTCGCTCACAAGACATTATGAGAGGGTTTACGGCTCGATTTCGGGCAATAAAAACCGTGTTTGGTATTCAAGCTATCTAAATCCCCTCGATTGGGACGCCTCGGGCGAGGGCGCGGGATATATCGAATTCAACGACGAGGGCGGCGAGGTATTGAAAGTTGTCAGCTTCCTTTCCTATCTTTTCATCTTCCGCCAGCACGAGATTTTGCGGCTGAAAGCCTTCGGCGACCAGTCGGAGTTTTCGCTCTCCAAAATCTTCTCGGCGGCGGGCAGGATTATGGCGGATTCCATTACGCTATGCGGCGACCGCATCATATTTCTTGCCGACGACGGGCTCTTCGAGCTCGACGGCAACAGCACGAGAAAGATTGTTTCGGAGTTTAAAAAGACGATAGCGGCCAAGGACACCGTCTCGGGATGTTTTCTTCACGGCAAATACTATCTCGCGGCTTACGTCGACTATTGCGACGAACTTCAGCCCTACGAGCCCTTTGCCAAGGGCGAGGACAATAACTCGATTATCGAATACGACGTCGCGACCGGCAGCGTCTGCTACATGAGGGGGCTCGACGCGAGAAAGCTGCTTTCGGTGGACTACAATATAGCGGCGCGCGTGCTCGTCATTTTCCGCCACTATCCGCTGGCGCCCAAGCTCGGCACCATCTACCACGAGGGGCGGTTTATGGGCTATTCGGCCGCCGACACCCTGCATAAGCACTGGGAAAGCCCCGAGAGCGACCTCGGCTATCCCGGGCGGAAGAAAGTGATTAAAAAGATATATTTTACCGCAAAGGGCGCCACCGATTTGACGGTCTGTTTTGACGGCAAAAAGACCGTTTACAAAAATCTCTCGGGCGACGCCGAGGTCAGGATTGACCGGCCTGCCGAAATCATAAAATTCGCCTTCGACAGCGATTGTTACAACGCTTCGGTGACGGCGGCCACCGTCGATTTCGATTTAATTTAGGAGGCATTATGCAATTTTTTGAACTTGAATCTCTCATTGAAGAGATACTCGCGCGGCTGCAAAAGCTGGAAGCGCGGCTGAAA